TCGTCGCGGTCAGATCCGCGACGGCCTTCAGAGGGCGCTCGGAGAAGGCGCCTGGGTGCGCGAGGTGTTCGCGCGCTCGGCAGTCTGGACTGACCGCGACGACCGCATGTTCGAACAGCCATACACGACCGCTGCGGATGGCTCCGTAGCATTTTCCGGGACAGCTACCGAGGTGCGTGAAGAACGCAAGTACGTGCCCGTCAACAACCTGAAGAAGGACGCCATGAAGGACATGCTCATCGCCGCGCTGAACTCGGCCGGCATCACGACCGAGGGCCTGAGCGATGCGCAGCTCCTGGCCGCCTACAACGCGCACGTCAAGGCCGCCGCCGAGGCTCCGCTCAAGACCGAGCTGGCCGCCGCGAACGCGAAGCTCCAGACGCTGGAAGCCAACGCGCAGCAGGCCGAGCAGGCCGAGCTGAAGACGCTGGCCGCCGAGCTGGCGACGAACAGCGCCGACGGCCTGACCGCCGAGCACTACGCCGCGCTGGGCATCGCCGCCTGCCGCACGCTGAAGGCCAACCGCGCCAAGGCCGCGCCGGTTGCCCCGGGCGGCGCGCAGCCCACGGGCAACGCCAGCAACTACGAAACCCTGCCGGAGTGAGGACGACATGAGCACGAACGTGATCCGCGTGGCGAAGGCCACCGACAACGACCCGATCAAGGTCGAGAAGGTCGCAGCCGCGGCCATCCTCCCCGGCGCGCTGCTGCTGGCGAACTCGTCCAACCAGTTCATCCTGCACAACGTCGCCAACGGTGGCGGCCTGGTGTTCATCGCCGACGTGAACATGCACGACGGCGTGGCCGTGGGCTACGCGACCGGCGACACGGTGCAGGCGTACCAGCCCGTCAGCGGCGAGACCTACCGCGTGCGCATGGCCACCGGCCAGGCCCTGGTGCGCGACGTGACGCCGCTCACCTCGACCGGCGCCGGCCGCCTCGACATCGCCAGCGGCACCGACGTGATCGTCGCCTACGCCGCCGAGACCGTCACCACCGCGGCGAACGATCAGCTCGCCCTCGTCAAGTTCCTGTAAGGGGGGAAACCGTGAGCCTCATCTTCACCAAGACCGCGGTCGCCAAGAGCGCCGAACTGGCAGCCCAGTGGGGCAACGCCAAGAGCCTGCGCGCGGCCTACGATGCCACGCAAGCCGGTTACGCCGGCCTGCCGTACCTGACCCCGCAGCAGCGCGCGGCCAACGCGGCGGCCATCTTCGAGGAGCGCGCGTTCATCGCCGCCAACGAGGCCGCCATCAACGCTGCCGCGGTGACGCCGCGCGACGTGTGGCGCGACTTCGACAGCCGCACCAAGGACATCATGGTCAGCGACGAAGGCGGCCCGCTCCTGGCCGACCTGTTGCCCCTGGCGCGCCCGGTGAACATCGGCAAGATCGTCGCCGAGTACCGCATGCGCTCCGACTCGGGCGTGGCCCAGTCGAGCATCAGCGGCCAGCTCGCCAAGAACCTCGACAAGGGCGTGTACGACTACGCCGGCAGCCTGGTGCTGGTGCACGACAGCTCCTTCGGCCGCGAGTGGCGCGAGGTGGAAGGCCAGCGCAGCGAGGGCTTCGACGGTCTGAGCGATGACCAGAGCAACGCGGTTCGCGCGGTCAACCGCCGCATCGCCAGCCACATCGTCAACGGCGTGCCCAACGTCAAGTTCAAGGGCTACGAGGCGCTGGGCCTGAAGACCTCGCCGAACGTTGCCTCGTTCGACCTGAACATCGACCTGACGGCCTCGGCGCGCACCTATGCCGACTTCGAGGCGGTGTTCGTCGGCGTGCTTCAGCAGCAGCAGGCCACGAACTTCGTGCGCACGCCTCTGACGTTCTACGTGTCCTCGGCGATCTACTTCAACATGCTGCGCCGCGGCACGGCTGACTCGTCCTTCGAGACGTTCCTGGCCGGCCTGCAGCGGCTGCCGGGCGTGGCCGCCATCAAGATGGTGAACGACACCTCGCTCCTGTCCGGGAACGAGTTCTTCGCCATCCCGCTGTCGAGCGAGCACATCCAGCCCGTGGTGGGCATGGCCGTGACCACGACCCCGGTGCCGCGTCAGCACCCGTTCGCCGACTTCAACTATATCAGCTGGGGCGCGGTGGGCATCCTCATCAAGGCCGACCTGACCGGCAAGAAGGGCTGCCTCTGGGCCCGCGAGATTGCCTGATGAGCGGCGCGTCGTTCAGCTACGAAGTGACGCGCGAGTTCAGCCGGGTGACGCCGGCCGGTCTGGTGCATCACGCCGTGGGTGAGGTCATCACGCTGAGCCGCGAGGCGAAGGCGCTGACCCACCTCAAGCCGGTCGAAGGGCCGGCGGTGCTGGCCAGCGAGCCCGCGAAGGCGCCCGAGGGCGACCTCGTGGTGAACCCGGAAGCCGTCACGGAGGCCCAGGCCGCCGCCGGCTCCGGTGACGCCGCCGCGCCCGCCGTCGAAGCTGCTGCTGAGTCCGAGGGCGCCGCGCAAGCTGCTGCCCCGGCCGCGCCGGTCGCCCCGGCGCGCAAGACCGCGAAGGCCCAGGCCGCCGCCGGCTGACCCCCGGCCCGGCCGCGCCTGCCCGACATGATCGACCTCGCGCAGGCGACCGACTACTTGGACGACCTACTCGGCATCACGGTGCCGAGCTTCGTCCTCGAGGCGGCCATCGCCGACGTGGGGGCCCGTGAGCCGGCGATGCTGGCAGCGGGCTACAGCGCAGCCACGACGGTGCGCGTGCAGGCGATGGCGGTGGCGATCCTGGCCGGCGCGGACTTCGCGCGGCGCATCCAGTCGCAGGGCGCTCCGAGCGGCGCCTCGCGCTCCTTCAAGAACCGCGACGCAGCCATCACGGAACTGCGGCGCTCCCTCTCCGCCCTGGACACGGCCGGCACCGTTGCCGACCTGCTGGGGCCTGACCCATCCGCCGGAACGCTGCTGCTCGTGACCTGCTGAGCGGCGCACACCTCGAAAGGAAACGAACATGGCACGCGGTGATTGGAAGTGGTTTGCTCAGGCCGAGCGCGACCTCGGGAAGAAGGTCCACGACCTTGAACTCGATGACCTGCGCATCGGCATCGTGACCAACGCGACCGTGCCCGCGGTCAACACGCCGGCCCCGCACTGGGGCGGCACGGGCACCACGAACTTCGCGGCCAACCAAGTGCCGACCGGCACGGCCTACACCGGCCCGCTGGACGTGGTGGTCGCGGCCTGGGCACTGACCGCGGCCGGCGCCGACCTGCGCCTCAACAACATCAGCATCGCCCAGGATGCCGGCGGCGGCTTCACGACCGGGCACTGGGGCATCCTCTACAACAACACGGACGCCAACAAGCGCGCCATCGCGTACCTCGACCTCGGCGGCCCGGTGGGCAACGTGGCCGGCGCCATCGACTACGACTGGAACGGCGCCACGAACGACGTGCTCCGCCTGGCGCAAGCCTGACCGAGTGCAGCGGCCCCGGGTCCGACATGCTGCCGCGCCTATCTCGGAGGGGTAGCGGCAGGGACACCAAGCCACCGGGGCTGCTGCACAGCCTGGAGAGCGCATGAGCAACATCCCCGCCCTGTTGCGAGAGCTTGCCGCCGAGTTCGAGCGGCTGGGCTTCGGCGCCTCGCCTGCTCCTGCGCCTGCGCCGCCAGCCCCGGCTCCGCAGCCGCCAGCGCCGGCTCCCCAGCCCGCGCCGCCCGCGCCGAGCCCGGCCCCGCCGACTGGCCCCACGCTGCGCACCATCACGACCAACGGCCACACGCTGACCGACCCGTCGCGCCCGCCCGTCATCACGGACACCATCGACCTGTCGCGCAGCATGCCGGCTGTGCCGTGGACGCTGTTCCGGGACCCGGCCGAGCATGTGGCGTGGCCGATGCGCGGCGCCGAGCCGGACCACTGGCGACGCCTGCCGATCTACGGCCACCCGGCCGAGTACGCGGTCACCACGCCGGCCATCGTCGGCGGCGAGCTGCGCACGCTGTACCCGGGCAGCGTCAACGATGCCGACCCGGCCCAGCTCATCATCCCCGAGCTGAAGCAGTTCCCCTTGCGCGGCGGCCCTCGCGGCGAGGCCATCACCACGCCTTACTGGCTGGTGCGCGGCCACACCCGCTATGACGGCGGCACGCTGCACAACGATCCGCGCATCCCCGCGTGGGTGGCCGTGGACATGATCGGCCACGTGTACTACCTGATGCGCGACGGCAGCACCGACCTCGTGGCGCAGATCCCGCTGGAGAGCTACGCGAACGACTTCAGCTATGCCGGCGAGGGCCAGGACCGGCGCGTCATGTGGGTCACGGACACGGCCGCGGGCAAGGTGCTGCGGGTCACGCGCTCGGGCCGCGCCTTCAGCGCCGAGGAATGGTGTCGCGTCGAAGGCCGCGCGACCTCGTGCCGTGCCATCGGCTCGAAGCTGTACGTGTGCAACGAGCGCGCGGTCATCGAGTTCGACGCGGTGGACCGCAGCGCCCCGCCGCGCGTGGTCTGCACGCTGCCCGGCGTGTTCTGGGTGGACTACCTGAGCGACGGCCGCCTCGTGGTGATGACGCGCAACAGCGCCATCCACATCGTTGACCCGCAGACCGGCGCCGTGGGCCCGGACATCAACGGCCGCGACAGCGTGACGGGTGCGGACTACCGCAACGCGCAGCCGGTGGGCTGGGTGATGGTGGAAGTGGACCGCGCCGGCACTTGCGGCCCCGTGGATGCAATCTGGGCCTGCGCCTCGCATAACCAGTCCATCAACGGCCCCTGGCGCATCCACGGCGGGCGCATCACGCGCATTCCAGGCATTGGCGGCGCGGGCCGCTCGCTCGCAGGCCGGTCCACGGCGACCATCGAGGGCTGCCACTACCCCTGGGTGATGGCGCTGCACCCCGACGAGGCCATGCTCATGGTGCAGGGCGGCTCGCAGATCCTGCCGCTGGTGTATGCGGCCATTGCCGAAGGCGATGCCTCCTGGCCGGCCGAGGAGCCCTACAACCACGCGCTGCTGGCCCGTGGCTACCAGATCGTGCGGCAGGGCGGCAGCACCGCGGGCAAGACCTTCGCCGCCAGCATGGGCGCGTCGGGCAACAGCATGGTCGGCTGCACGCCTGACCACATCGCGGCCATGTTGTTTGACGAGGCGCTGGCTTTCGTGCGAGGGGGCATGCTGAGCGTCGAGCCGCGCCAGATCGCTGACGTCGACGCCCACGCGGTGCTGGCGTGGCTGTACCGCGGCTCGCAGCGGTATCTGCGCGAGGGGCGCCCGCTCATGGACGCGCTGGCAGCCTGGGCGCGGGCGAGGTAGCGGGCATGTGGACCATCACGCACACGCCGACCGCCGACGCATGGCGGGCGCAGCCCACCGAGACCGAGCAGCTTGAGGTGCTGCTGGCAGCCTTCGGCGGCGCGAACGTCACCGCGCGCCTGCTGGCTCCCGATGGCGTGACGCTGCGTCGCGTCCTGACCCTGCCGCCGCTGACCATCGACACTTTGGCCGACCCGCGCCGCATCGTGCTGGGTGCGCACTTGGCTGACAGCGCGTTGAGCACGGGAACGCTTGGCCGCTGGGTGCTGCAGGCCCCAGGCGCTGTGGACATCATGCAGGCCCCGGCTGGCGTGTCGGGAGCCGCGATCAACCACGCGGGCGGCACCATCAAGACCCTCTGCACGCCGACGCTGTCGGGGGTCACGATCAGGGCTGATGAGGTGCTGCCAACGGGCGGCCCGTTCACGGTGGGTAACGTGCTGCTGACGCTGGCCGGTCAGAGCAACGCCGACGGCCGCGGGAAGATCTCGGACCTGAGCGCCGCGCCTCTGTCCTCGGACCCTGGCCTTGCGACCTTCGGCGCCGCGGCGTTCGCGCGGGTCTACATCTGGCGGTCGGGCTCCTGGCAGCAGCTACTGCTCGGCATCAACAACGGCGGCGTCAACCCCGCGCCCGGCAGCGGCACGGAGTTCGGCCCCGAGTTCGGCCTGGCTGTCCGCTGGATGCGCGAAACCACGTCGGGCAACCTCTACATCGTCAAGAACGGCGCAAGCGGCGCGAGCATCACCAGCTTCACGCCTGATGCGGGGTTCAACAACTACCAGATTCTGGAGAGCGCGCACACCGCCGCTCAGGCCGCGCTCATTTCCGCCTCGGTGACGGTCGCTCAAAAGTGCTTCGTGTGGGTGCAGGGCGAGACAGACCGCCTCGAAACGCAGTCGTGGTATCAGACCCGTATGCAGGCGGTGCTTGATGCGGCCTACCTCGACAACTGGTTTGAGGCCACTGACAAGCAGATCCTGTTTCAGATGGGCACGACCTCGACGCTGTATGGCGCGGGTGTCGCGGCGGCGAAGGCGGCCATCGCGGCGACGGACCCGACCAACATCAAAGCCCCGCCGTCGCCCAACTACTACGACAGCTCGGGCTACCACCAGAACGCCCGCGGCCAGGTGCAGATGGGCTATGACGCCTTCGCGTTGATCTTCGGCCGCTCGACCATCACGGTGTAAGCATGACAGTCGTTTTCGACGCACACACGCAAGGCAACGTCAACGGCGCGACCTCGCACACCCTTTTCCACACGGTCGGCAGCGGCAGCAACCGCGTGCTGTACGTGGTCAGTGTCTGCACCAACTCCACCAACCTGCTGGCGACTGGGACGTGCAGCTATGGCGGCACTTCGCTGGGCTCGCCAATCGGCGAGCGGCTCATCACGGGCAACCAGTTCATGTACGTGTGGCGCATGCTTGCGCCGCCGTCCGGCACGGCGAACGTAGTCGTGACGCCGAGCGCTTCGGCGTTCCTGCACACGCGCGTGTTCAGCTTCAGCAGCGTGGACCAGACCACGCCCAACGGCACCATCGTCAGTAGCGGCATCACGTCGCAGACCAGCCCCGTCTCGAACACCCCGACCGTACTCGTGGGCGGCATGGCGTTCGACATGCTTTCGCTCAAGAGCTTGAGCCGGACCATGACGCCGGGCGCGTCTCAGACGCAAGCAGGCACCACCCTGAGCGCTGGCGTTTCGACCTCTGCGGCGAGCTATCGCACTGACGCGCCCTCGATGTCGTGGACGTTCGATGGCGGCACCCAGAGTGCCATTCACATCGTCGTGCCGGTCAACCCATCGTCTGGCGGTGGTGGCGGCGGCTCTGCTGTCGGCGCCGGCCTGACCGCTTCCCCCCTTCTCAGTTCCCGGCTGCGGCGCGGCCTTGTGAGGTAACACCATGGTCCATTACGGCGACATCCCCATCGGCGCGACGATCCCGCACCTGTTCGACAGCTTCGCGGGCGCGACCGGCGCGAGCATCACGCTCACCGGCCTCGCGCTGGCCGACATCAAGGTCTACAAGGACGGCGGCACGACCGAGCGCGCGAGCACGGCGGGTTTCACGCTGCTGGACACCGACGGCATCGACTTCGACGGCATCACCGGCATCCACGGCTTCAGCATCAACACGGGCGACAACACGACCGCCGGGTTCTGGACCGCCGGCAGCCTGTACCACGTCGTCATCAACTCGGTGACGGTGGACACGCAGACCGTCAACTTCGTGGCCTTCAGCTTCCGGCTGGTGCGCGCCGAGGCCGTGGCCGGCGTCCCCGCTGCCAACATCACCCACGTCATCGGCGACGCGGTGCAGGCCAGCAGCAGCAAGACGACCAACTGGGGCGGCACGCCTTAAGCCATGCCGGCATGGGCAGCGGGATCATGGGCGCCTGACGCCTGGGCTGGCACGGCCTGGGATGAGACGGCGCCCCCGGTGGGCGCGGCGTGGTTCACGACCGCCTGGGCCTCGGGCGCGTGGGCGTCTGGTGCGTGGACGGTGGACGTTGGCGCGCCGGCCATCGGCACCATCGTCGCCACCGCCACGACGCTGACGATCCCGTACACCGGCCCGGTCACGCACTACCGGGTCTATGAGATCGGCACCAGCGCGCCGGCCTTGACCGCGGCGCCGGCTTCGCCCATCGTCTTCACGGGCTCGGTCAACACCGAGTATCAGGTTGAGGTCAGCGGCGACGGCAGCACTGTCGCGGCGTCAGCGCAGGCCGGCACGCTCAACCCGGGCGAGGGCGGCGGTGGGGTGGCGGACAACATCACCATCGCCGGCCAGGTCGGCACCGCCACAGCCTCGGGCGTGCCCGCATCCATCGCCCTGCGCACCGGCATCCTGGCCGGCGTTGGCGTGGCCACCGCATCCGGCCTGCAAGCCAGCATCGCGCAGGGCCTGGTGATCGCCGGCGGCATCGGCGAGGCGCAGGCCAGCGGCTTGCAAGCGGCAATCAGCCTGGGCTCCAACGTCACCATCGCGGCCGGCGTCGGCGTGGCCCAGGCGCTCGGCCTCGGCGCGCAGATCATCACGTCCACCAACATCGCCGCCGCGGTGGGCGAGGCCCAGGCTTCCGGCCTGCCGGCTTCCATCACGGTGGCCAGCGGCACGACCATCGCGGGCGGGGTCGGCGAGGCCGTCGCGTCTGGCTTGCCGGCCGCCATCACCTTCCCGGGCCCCGTGACGATCAGCTGCAACGTGGGCGCCGCGGACGCCATCGGCCTGCGGGCCATCATCCGCACGCTCGGCCTGCTGCCCGAGTACGCCGCGCAGCCGAACACGGCCTCGAGCTGGTCTTACAAGCGCACCGCCACGCTGTGGTCGCTGGTGAGCCGCGACGAGTGGGGCGGCCAGACCACGCACGCCGAGCCGGTGCTGTTCCGCTGCGACTACGCGACCGACAGCAAGCGCGCGGTCACGGCGGCCGGTGACGAGTTCACGACCCGCCTGCTGGTCTACACCTCGCTGCCCGGCGTCAAGCAGGGCGACATGCTGCTCATCGGCGCCACGGCCGAGCGCGACCCGTACCAGGCCGGCGCCCACGAGGTGCGGGCCGTGACGGAGTTCGGCGACACCTTCAGCGCCAGCGGCCCGCCGGACTTCCGCATCGCCACCTGAGCGCAGGCAGGCCCGCCGCGGCCTGTTCCTAGCATGGTCGCCATGGATCGCAACCGTGTCCGCGTGGTCAACCGCATGCCGCAGTTCCTGACGGCAACGCAGGCCCGCGCGCAGCGCACGGTGCTGACCATGCTCATTCCCATCGGCAGCGAGTCCGCGGGCATGACGCCGCGCGAGACCTCGAACCTCATCAACAGCCAGTACCGCGACGTGCAGCAGTCGGGCACGCGCGTGACGGGTCGCATCGGGTACACGGCCGAGTACGCCGCCGCGGTCCACGAGGCGCCCGGCACGCTGCTTGGCACGAACACGCCGCGCCCGAGCGGCAAGGGCGTCGTCTGGGGCCCGAGCGGCGAGCCGGAGTTCCTGCGCAAGGGCGCCGAGCAGGCGCAGCCGCTGGTTGAGCAGGCGCTGCGCCGGGGGATGCGGCTGTGATCGTCGCCGACAGCATTGCGGACGCCATTCGCCCGGTTCTGCCCGGCGTCGTGCTCTCGTTCGGCCGCGTGGCCGGCATGCCAGACCCTTTAAAGCGCTACGGCGTCATTCGCCAGGCCGGGGGCGGTAGCGGCGACCGCCTGCGCCGTCCACTGTTCACGTTCGACCTCATGGGCTTGCCCAACGGCGACGCCACGCAGACCGCCGAGCTTACCGAGGCCGCCATCAAGCGCATGCGCGAGCCCGTTGCCGGCGTCGTCTTCCTGGCCCCGGGCGAGCCCAGCTTCACCACCACCGCCGAAGGGCGGCCCCTTTCTTCGGTCGCCATCGCGGCCATCGTCAGCATCGAAACGCCCTAGGGCCACTGGAGCAAACCATGGTTGCACACGTCGGACGCGACACCCTCATCCAGTTCTGCATCGCCAACGAGGACGCGGACCCCGCATCGCTGGTTTTCCTCGACCTTGGCATGACCCGCGGCCGCGCCCTCGAAGATGCGTGGACCACCGCAGACGTGACCGGCGACCGTTCGCCGGCCTACACGCGGCAGAAGCTGGTCACGTTCAAGGACGTGAACGCGTCGATCGACGGAGTCTCGTACGACGACGCCGTGCACAACCAGCTGCTGCTGAAGCAGCACGCGGCCGCGCCCGGCGCCGGCACCAACAACCAGCCGAAAGCCTGGCTGCGGTTCATCTTTCCGAGCCACACCCGCACCGGCCCGTTCATCGTCAGCAACATGAGCGAGGCCGAGCCCTACGACGAGGGCGCCACCTGGAGCATGAGCTTCGAGTCGAACGGCCCGTGCGACTTCATCCTCAACTGACGTAGGAGCCTCACCATGGCCGCCCTTACCGGAATCAACGCACGCCAGATCGGCGCCTTCGTTTCCACCGCTGTCGTTCTGTCCGCCAGCGACACGATCCCGTTCGACGCGCGCTTCAAGCAGCTGCTTGTCGTCACCAACCCGACCGCCGGCTCGCTGACGCTCAAGATCGACGGCGACCTCGGCACCACGGTGACGAAGCCCGGTGTCGGCACCGTCACGGTTTCCGGCGGCTTCGACATCATCATCCCGGCGGGCCAGTCGCGCGCCGTCGTGCTGTCGACGATCAGCGACTACTGCAAAGCGACGAACAACGCGGTCACCTTGACCGGCGCGGCGCTCTGCACGCTGCAGCTGTTCAACCTCTGACCGGCCAGCGCCCCGGGCATGCTGGTTGAGCACGGCTTCGTCCGCGCGCAGCTGCCTGACGGGCGCGAGTGGACCTTCACGCCCAGCATCGGCCGCATCGCCGAGCTGGGCACGCCGGCCGGCATCGTGGAGCTGTACGCCGCGCTTCACGGGCCGCGCGCGCCGCGCCTGGCGCGTGAGGTGCTGGCCACCTTGTGCGACCAGGAAGACGCCACCGACCTGATCGGCTGGCTTGACTGGGACGCCGGCACCGAGCACGACGGCGCCATGCCGGTGGCCGAGCGCGTGGTGCTGGCCCGGCACCTGATGCAGCACGGCATCTGCGGCAAGCCCGACGCAGCCAAGGCGGACGACGGCGGCAGCTACAGCAGCAAGTTCGACGCGGCGCAGTTCATCGCCATGGCCCGGGTGCACCTGGGCATGACGCAGGCCGAGGCCGCGGCGCTCTCCATGACCGAGCTTCAGCAGCTCATGGCGGTCAAGTTCCCGCCGCAAGACGGCCCGAAGGCCAAGAACGTGCCCAGCCGGGCCGAGTACGAGGCGGCCATGAAGCGGCTTACTGAGCGCCGGAAAGCGGGGGCGCCATGATCGGCGGATCTGGCGGCTTCCAAGTCGGAAGCGTGTACTACTCGGTTGCCCTTGACACGGCGCCGATGCTGGCGGCCTCGAAGACGGTCGACCGCGAATCGCAGCGCATGGCGCAGCGCTTCAACGTCATCACCAGCGCCATCGCGGCGATGTCTTCGGCGCTGTTCCTGGTGGCGCAGTCCGATGCGTTCACCAAGATCAACGCCCAGCTCAAGCTGGCGACCGACAGCGCCGAGGCCCAGGCCGCGGCCTTCGACCGGGTGCGCCGGATCGCCGCCGAGTCGCAGACCGACCTCAGCGGCGTGGCCACGCTGTACGCGCGCATCTCGCAGTCTTCCGACGAGCTGCGCGGCAACCAGCAGCGGGTGGGCGACATCACGCGCGCCGTGGCGCTTGCCCTGAAGGTCAGCGGTGCAGGCGCGGCCGAGAGCGCAAGCGCTACCCTGCAGCTGTCCCAGGCGTTCGCATCCGGCGCGCTGCGAGGCGAGGAGTTCAACAGCGTCAGCGAGGCCGCGCCCCGGCTCATGCGCGCGCTGGCCGACGGCATCGGCGTCCCGGTGGGTCAGCTTCGCGCCATGGCGGCCGAAGGCAAGCTCACGGCCGACGTGCTCTCCCAAGCCCTGCCGCAGGCCCTGTCGCAGCTTGAGAGCGAGGCCCAGAGCATCCAGACGATCAGCGGCGCCTTCCAGGTGCTGCGCAACGAGCTCACCATCTTCATCGGCCAGCAGGGCGAGGCCTCTGGCGCTGCCAAGCTCGTGGCCGGCGCGATCAGCACCATCGCGGCGAACATCGACGTTCTGGCCGCGGCCGTGGCGGGCTTCGCGGCGACGAAGCTGGCGCAGATCCTGGTGGCGGTGGCGCAGACGGCCGGCGCGCAGGCCAGCCAGGCACTGAGCGCTGGCGCGGCGGCCGCGGCCGAGCTGCGGCTCGCGCAGGCCCAGGCGGCGGCCACGGCGGCGGCTCTGGCCGAGGCGCAGGCGCAGCGTGCCCTGGGCCTCACGCACGTGCAGACGGCGGCGCTGGCCACGGCGCACCAGGCGGCGGTCACGCGGCTCGCGGCGGCCCAGGGCGCGGCGGCTGCAGCCTCGAACATCGCCGGCCGCGCGCTGGGGCTTCTGGGCGGGCCCATCGGCCTCATCACGACGCTGCTCGGCCTGGGCGTGTCGGCGTGGGCCCTGTGGGGCAACCAGGCCGAGGATTCGGCCGAGCAGGCGGCCGGCGCGGTCAGCCAGTCCACGGACGACATCATCGCGGACCTTGACCGCCAGATCGCCAAGCTGCGCGACCGCAACGCCGTCGCCGCGGCCGGCCTGGGCGGCATCGCCCGCCAGGAAAGCGCCGCCGCACAGCGCCTGGCCGAGCTGCAAGGCCAGATCAACAACCTGCAGGGCGGCCGGGGGCCGGCGGGTGAGGCCAACTTCCCCGAGGCCGCGCGCGTCCCGCTGCTGCAGACGCTGCTGAGGCAGTACGCCGAGCTGGCTGGCAAGATCCAGGAGGCCGAGCGCGAGAAGGCCAAGCTCGAAGGCACCGGACAGGCCGCGAAGCTCGGCGAATGGCTGCAGCGCTACGCCACCGACGCTGAGAAGCTGGCAGCTGAGCTGAAGAAGGCGAAGGAAGAACTCGGCCCGGCCTTCACGCCCGAGATTGAGCAGCGCATCCGGCAGCGGTTCATGCCGACGCAGAAGCCGCCCGCGGCTGCGGCCGGCCCGAGCGGCGAGACCGAGGCCGAAATCAAGGCCCGCCAGGACTTGGCCCGCATCGCCCGGGTGGACGCCGCCGAGCGCGAGGCCGAGGAACAGGCGCGCGCGCGGGCGGCCAAGGAAGCCCAGGACGCCGAGCGAGCCCGGCAAGATCAAGCCCGCGGCCGTGAGTTTGCGCAGGGCCTCATCGCAGGCGACGATCCCATCGCGCGCCTGCAGCTTGAGCTTGAGCAGCGAAGCGCGCTGCTTGTCCAGTACGCGGAAATCGACAAGCAGAACCAGCAGCTGTACGCCGACGCGAAGGTGCGGCTTGAGAACGACACGGCCGCGCGCATCGCTCAGATCCTGGCCGATCAGGAAAACCAGCGCCTGGCGACGCAAGCCCAGACCGTGCAGGCTTACGGCAACCTGTTCGGCAGCCTTGCAGACGTGACGAAGCAGTTCGCGGGCGAGCAAAGCGGCATCTACAAAGCCATGTTCGTCGCGCAGAAGGCCGCGGCTATCGCGCAGGCGATCCTCAGCATCCAAGCCGGTGCAGCCAAGGCTTACGAACTGGGATGGCCGGCGGGCGCTGTTGCGGCGGCATCGGTGCTGTCGCAGGGCGCGAGCCTCATCAGCACCATCAGGGGCACGAACTACGGCGGCGGCCGTCAATACGGTGGCCCTGTCTCGGCCGGCAGCCTGTACCGCGTCAACGAGACCGGCGCGCCTGAGATGTTCGTCGGCAGCGGCGGCAAGCAGTTCATGCTCCCGACGCAGGGCGGCCAGGTTGTGCCGGCTGACGAGGTTGGCGGCGGCGGCTCGGGCGGCTGGACTCTCATCGTGGAGAAGCTGCCCGCCAGCCTGGACATCCGCCCGGCCGGCGTCGACAACGAGCGCCGCATCGTACGCCTTGCCGTGGCCGAGGTGGCAACCCAGGTGCGGGAGAACAGCGGCGAGGTCTTCAGCGCCTTGACCGGCAGCACCAACGTTCGAGGGAGGATGTAGCCATGGCCGTCGCCTACCCCGCCGGCCTGCCCACCGTGCTGGCGTCCAAGCGCATCAGCAAGGTGCCGGCCTTCAGCATGGCCTCGCCTCGCCGCGGCGCGCCCTACGTCGAGCCCGCCGGCACCGACACGCCGACCATCTTCGAGGTGGAATGGCTGCTGCAACAGGCCGACGCCGTGACGCTGCGCAACTGGGTCGAGACCACGCTCAAGCGCGGCACGCTCCAGTTCACGATGCCCTTGCGCACAGAGGACGGCCTGCTCGACGTGGTGGGCAACTTCGCGCCGGACGGCCTGCTCGACCGGCAGCGCATCGGCACGCTGTGGCGCTACACCGCGACCATCATCGCGCGCAGCGTGGCCGAGGTCGAACCGATCCCCGAACAGGAAGCCACATTCGGCGTGGCCTTCTCGGTCGACCTGTCGCAGTTCTGGCCGGCCAGCGCCGGGCCCTTCGTGTGGGAGCTGCTGACCGGCGCGCTGCCCGCCGGGCTCACGCTCAACCCGGCCACGGGCGTGGTGTCGGGCACCACCACCAGCGCGCCGCTCGTGTTCCCGGTGTCGGTGCGCCGCACGAACACGGCCGACGGCTCGGTCTTCGACTCCGCGGTCTTCAACTTCGTGACGGCCAGGGTCATCGAGTTGGTCGCGCCCGCGAACTGCGGCTCAAGCCAGACCGTCGGCATCACCGTCGGCGGCTTCTCGGCGGCGCTCACCTACCGCATGACGCTGCTGCAAACCCCGCGGCAGGCGTGGTCCGGCTTTGGCAGCGACTCCAACAACGGCGGGAACACCTGGCTCTGCTACTGGCGTGTCAACGCGACCATCTTCCAGCCCGTCATCACGCCGAACTACTTCCCCACCGCCGCGGCAGCCTACGCCGCATCGGCGCCCTTCGTTGGCCGGATCACCAACGCCAGCACCTACACCTTCTGGCTCGAGGACAACAACCCGGCAGACAACCGCGGCGGCCTGACCATCAAGATCCGCCCGGACGTGTGACGCCATGCCCATCACCGAGCGAGAGTTCTGGGCACGCAAGCCGGTCGAGCCGAAGTTCGAGACCGTGACGTTCAGCCATCCGGCGTTCGACGGGCCCTTCCGGCTGGTGGCCAATCAGTGGGAGTCCGTGCAGCTGGGCGGGGCCGCTTACATCCCAGTCGCCATGGACATTCGGCCGCCGAAGCCTGGGCCGAGCGAGGCGCCGAAACTCGTCATCAGCTTCGCGCGGCAGCAGGTCGGCCGGGCCTTCAAGCAGCAGCTGCGCAAGGTGCGCGAGGCCGAGTCGCGCGAGCCGGTGCAGGTCGACTATGCGGTCTGGCTGCAAGACACCGACGCGCCGAAACGCTCGTGGACGCTGTACGCGGACGACCGCGGCGGCGTGAGCTTCGACACCCAGACCGTGCAGGTCTCGGCCACGCTTGACCG